GCACGGCGACAGAGGGGGCAGCGGGTCCCGGCCGTGCGCCGGCCGCAGACGGTGCACTGGCGGACGCGGGGTCCGTTCAGCCCTTCGGCCTCCAGTACCGCATCAGCCCCGAGAGCAGCCGCGACAGCGCCGCCGTGAGCTTGGGCCGCGCCTCCTGGCCGAAGAGGACGGCCACGCCGTACAGGCGCCCATCGGCCGTGCGGACCTCGGTGATGGTGACCTGGCGGAGGGAGCGCATAGCCATCACGGTGCCGACCCCGGCGGTCGAATCCGGTTGATGCCCGATAGATCGACCTCTTTGCCGTCCATCCAGTCCCAGAGTTCGACGCGGGTCTGCGGCTCGAACACAACGTTGCCATGGATGTCATGAATGGTCTGCCGACCCTTGAAGTCAGCCTCACGGCGAGCGGATGTTGCGGCCCCGATATCTCCACGGACCAGGTAGATGCCGCTGCGTGGATGCAGATGGAGTTCTGGCACGGTAACCGCATGCGCAAAGATCCGATCGAGGTCGAGAAGCACGCGCGATTGCTGCGTCTTGAGTTCCTGCCCCGGCTGTTTGTGTTCGAGAACAATGAGCAGCGTGACGTCTCCCATCCACTTGCGGACGTACTGGTCGACGTCGCCCGTCGTGAAGCTACGAGGCGCCTGGCGGCTAATGATTTGGCCGAGTCCGCTAGCTGATTCGTAGTGCTTGCGGTTGTCCCGGTGGATCATCTCCTCGTCGCAGTCCGGACAGAAGCTTCGGCGACACATCAGGCCAGCACCTCATCAGTACCGCCCAGAGCGATGTCTGCGCCGACCCACCGACGACCCATGCTCACAGCCAGTTCACCCCAACGGCCGGTCCCGGCGAAGGGATCGGCTACCAGTTCACTGGGTTCAGTCAAATGCTCAATGAGGAAGTTGAGACCATCCGTGCTCTGCGCCCACGGATGGAGCGTTTTGATGGCGGCATCGCGCGGCGCGCGGATGACATCCGTCACCATGCTTCGGCCGCGACGGTGATCCTTCACGAACCAGAGCACAGGCTTGAACTCGGCAGTTACGAACCGTCCAGGCACAGAGGCGGGAGCGTCCTGGAGGCGGGCCAGCAGCCACCAGTAGCGAAGCCACCTACCCAGAACATCGATGTCTCGATCGAGTCGGGCATGAGCGGTGAATGTGACCACCGATCCGCCTGGCACCAACACGCGGGTGGCCCATTCCGCCATCCAGATCCAGAGCGGATCGGCCTCGGGTACGTAGGGCGGATCGGTGAGCACCAGAGCTACCGATTCATCAGGCACATTGGCGAGCACTTCGCGGGCGTCTCCAATACGGAGGTCCATCCCGTCCGGCAGTGGCTCTGCTGAGCGGGAGCGCCCACGCCGCGCCTGAGCTGCATCTTCCCGAGCCTCACGCTCGGTGAGCTTCTGTGCCTGCTTCGCCACTTCGCTGGCATCCTGCTGGACCCAGGCAGCAGACTCCTGACTTGCAAGCGCAAGCTTCGGCGATTCACCGTCCCCAATTTCGAGTTCATTCGACGACTCCTGACTTGCAAGCGCAAGCTTCGGCGGATGCAACTCTCGGCTAATCGTGGATTCATGTACGCCCACTGCTTGGGCGATCGCCCGCTGTTTCGCCTTCAACTCTTCCAGACGCTTGATCAGCGGTCTTCGTTGGTCTGCGGACATGTTGAACGGTGAAAGATCGACAGTCGAGATGAATGCGTTGATGTCGTTGTGGCCAGGACTGACCTTCTGCCAACGGCCTTCGTCCAACAGCCAGTTCAGCTCGGCACAGACGCGCTCAAAGCTGTAGCCGCTGATGTGGGCCGATTCGAGCAGTCGGCCGTATACGGTGTCCGGCGTCTCGCTGCTCACCGCTTGCCCCTCCAGCACTTCGCCGCCTGCTCGGCCGTCTTGTGGACGTGCCCGTCCCGCCGGCAGGGACTCCAGCCGTTCTCGGACTCGACGATCCAGCCGAGGTGCAGCTTCGCTCCGACCATCCCGTCCCGCGGGACCTGCCGCAGTCGCGGCTCAATCGCTTGAGGGTCGGCGCGCACACGTCCGGGAAAGGAGGGAGGGGGAGGAATCCCGGCAGGCGCAGCCGACCCTGAAACGAGGCGACGACCGCTCACCGCTCCACCGTGCAGTAGCCAGCCGCGGCCAGGAGCGCCCAGATGGCCAGACCGACGAGGACCGCGGCAAGAAGGTGTCGGGGCTTCACGGCGCCTCACGCACGGTCGTGTGCTGGCCGTCGAGCCTGCCTGGCTCTGGATATCTCCACAGCCATAGCGACTTCGGGCCGCGGGCCGGGTGGTCGGCACCATACTTCGCCCACGTCGCCGTGGCGCCAGGCGGGTGGCCAGCGTCCTCACGGATCTTCAGCCAGCCGTCGAAGCGGTACAGGTCACCGCGATGATGGGCGTTCTGGCTGTAGGACGTTGCAGCTCGCACCGGCCAGTCCGGCCAGCGCTGCGCAAACACCTCGCGCCACAGCCGGATCATCACGCGGCTAGCCCACGATTGACCGGGCATCGAGCACAGCCGAGCGAGTTCGACCACCTCATCGCGCCGGAAGCCTGCCACGGTCCCACTGACGGCGCTGGCGGACATGGCCAAGCTGATCGGCTCGTTGTCCACGAGCAGCGCGTAGCACCGCCGGCTGAACGGTCGCTTCAGCGGGCCGAGGCGATGGCCCCAGGCGAGGAGCAGGCCGTTGCCGATGTCCATGTCGAGCGAGTCGCAGGCGACCGGTGCGACATCGAGCAGGCGGGGCTGGCTCAGCATCGGCCACCACGCGCGGGCGGCGCGGCCTTCACCGTGTCTCCCGCACCGTCGCGCAGACCGGAAGGTCGACTGGCCGGTAGGCAGCAGCGCGTCCCTCAAGCGCCTGAGCTCCGACCAGCCCGCTGCCAGCGACCAGGGCCAGGAGCACGAGGAGCACCAGGACCGCGGGGATCACGCTCATACCGGCAGCGCCTTCTGTTCGGCCGGGGCAGCGCCTCGGTGCAGCTCGAGCAGCCGGTCAAACTCTTCGGCCGAGCAGCGCGAGGTCGGCATCATGCGCCAGAACTCGGCCAGCGGAATGCGCCGGCCGGTGGCGCGGACCAGCTGGACGACAGCCTCATGCCGCCGGCGCTGCTCGGCGGTCTGCTGCCGGGCCTGGGCTGCGCTGAAGCGGACGTGCTCCTCTGGCGTCAGAGGGTCGACGTCGGCCGCCGGCTGCGCCTCCTGCGCCGCCTTGACCTGCGCCGCTGCCGTCGTATGTAGCAGGCCGACGTCTGGGCGCCAGTCCCGCGGCCCGGCCTTGGCGATGAGCGTCACCGACTGAGTCACCGCGTCGGCCGGGAATTCCTCCAGCACGGCGAAGTACTCCTCGCCGATGGTCGGGTCCATCGGCGGACCCCAGAGCTTGCCGATGCGCCGGGCGATTGGCTCCCACTCCAGCCAGGTCACGCCTGCAGCTCCGGCCGCTGCTGGTGGCGCTCCCTGGCCGCCGCCCATTCGCGCTCCTGGCGCTCCTCGGCGGTCTCGGCGTGCAGCGTGCCGATCTCGCCGTTGCCGAGCGAGATGAGCTGGTCCAGCACCCTCGACCGCAGCACGTTGGCCGGGGCGTTGTACGGCATCGAGGCGTCGTTCAGGCCCATGTGGTGCTTCGACAACGCGACGCCTCGGGCCGCCGCCAGCAGCTCGGCCGGCGACCGGCCTTCGTTGCGGCGAGCCACGTACAGCTTGCGGCTGACCGCATCACCGCGGAAGTGGCGGCCGGTGGCAGCGTTCAGGCCGTGCAGGAACTCGTCGTACTGGCTGCCGCACCTGGGGCTGAGAACTTGAAGCAGACCCCCAGGGGGGTTTGGGGGGTGAGTCTCCGACGTAGGAGGAGACTCTGTCTCTGTCTCTGTCTCTGTCTCTGTCTCTGTCTCTGCTTCGTTTTGCTTTGCATCTGTTGAAGCAGGAGCTTTGCGTTTGCTTCGGCCTGAAGCTTGTCCGCCCAGCCTTCCAGCCTCCTGGCGAGCGGTCCGGTGAACTCGAATCTCCTCTGCCGTGTCCTGCCACTTGGCGTACTTCGGGATGATGATCCGACCAGGTTCCCGGCGGATTAGGCCAACCTTCGCCAGGTGTTTCAGCAGGGTTGGGACAACATTCGTGCGATATTCCATCGATCTTCCAAGCGTGTTAGCGACCTGTTCGGGCAGGATTCCGTCCGTCTTCTTGTCCCGACTCCAGCCGTTCAACGCCAGGAAGAAGAGGTAGGCCCGGTCCCGAACCGTGAAGGGGAGCGCCATGTACTTTTCATCGGACGCGAAGCTTGCATCGACCCGGATGTAGATCCGATCCAGCTTCTTCGCCACCTACTCGCCATCTCCTGCATGCATCGCCTCGATGCGCTCTCGGCGTGCTAGCACCGCGGCGATGGCCGCCTCCTTCGCCTCCCGGTGCGCACGGACCGTGTCCATCGTCACCTCGCGTTGCAGCGCGCGCCAGGCCACCCAGACGCGCCGCTGAACGGCCAAGGTGACGATCCCCCAGTGCTCGCGGCACATCAACAGGCTGGTCGGGATCTCGCAGGGGCAGTCCGGCACCGCGCACTTGTGGAGAGCCTGTGGAATCGTCATGACCGGTTCGTCCAGGCCGTGCGCTGCTGTGCCCGGCGCACGGCCTCTAGCGCCGATTCCTGGGGTGCGTAGCTCAGGATCGAGCCGTCGTGCGACCACACATGGAGCCAGCGCGAGCCCGGGTCGGCCTCCTCGAATGCGCTCAGCAGGTCATTGAGCTGGCGCTGGAAGCCCGGCCAGTCATTTCTCATTGAGCGCCCTCCTTCGTCTCGCTCTCAGCCTCATCGCCGGATGGGAGCGCAGGCACGATGTCTTCTGGCCGCAACCCGCTGCCCGGCGTCCAGATGGTCGTCCGCTCATCGGCGGTGGTCCCGGCGACCCACTCGACCGAGGCCGGCATCATCTTCTTGCCCTGCAGGACGCACGTCTTCTCCGCCATCTCGTCGAAGTCGGTCCGCCAGGGTGAGGTTGCATCCTTCGACTGGTAAGACTTCGAGTGCCGCTGCGCGTGGTCCTCGACGTCCTCCCGCGTCATGAACTCGATGTGGCGGCCGCCGTTCGTGTAGCGAACTATCGAGTAGTAGGCATAGGCTTCCATGCGTCGGCCGCGTGTCGGCCGTTTGTGGCTGAGCACGTTGGCGCCAGAGTCATACCAGAACTCCTCGCCCTCGCAGACTTTCTCGGCACTGATGTCGGCCACGAGCCCGCTGCGCCAGGCCAGCTGGACGACGCCCGGGTAACCGAGCACGAAGGTGGCCACGCCCTTGAAGGGGAGGATCCAGCAGTGGCCCATCGCTGGCCCGGGCTCGAGCTTGCAGGTCGCGCACTGCAACAGCGCACCGGCCATCGACTGCCAGGAGCATTCGGCAAGCTTGGGGATGCGCTGGAGCTCGGTGAGGCCCGCCTGCAGGAGCCGGCGGACCAGGTCCTTGTCGTTGAGGGTTCGCATGAGCTGGCCGCGGAAGTCGTCGTAGCCGAAGAGCTGCATCACGGTGGTTGGCCGGGCGCCGGGCTTCGCCAGCTGCTGACCCTGCTGCTGGGCGACCTTGGCCTGGCCGAGGCGCTCTGCCAGTTCACTGCTCACCGGCGCCCTCAGTGACCGACAGCAGGTCATCCAGGCAGAGGAGGGCCATGTCTCCCTCCGCCGCCGCCGCCGCCGCCGCCGCCCTCGCCGCCGCCGCCTCCGCCGCCGCCGCCCTCGCCGTGCCTTCATCCACGATGGGCGGCAGCTCCTGGAGGGTGCGCGCCTCGGATTCCATGCCCGCGCTCAACAGCGCGCTGCTGGCAAAACGACGAACAGCCCAATCTGCGGCCCGATAGGCGCGCCGCTGCTCTGCGACCCGCGTCAAGCGAGTGCCGATCAGACGATCCACGTATGGCAGCAGGCGCTGACGAACCTCGTCGCCCATGCCATCGTTGATGGCGATTACGTATGAACGGAGCACCGGAGACTCGTCCGGCCCGCAGCCATCTGACCACTCGGCACCCCGCCGCCAGTTGACGGCTTCCCAGGCGCACATCACGCCATCTGGCTCGTGACTGCCGTAGTACAGCTTCTCGGGCAGCGCTCGGGTCATTCCTCAACTCCTCCGATCACGGTCAGCTTTCGGTACTCGGTTGGCTTCACGGTGTAGCCCCGGCGCTGGATCAGCGGCCAGCGGACGACCGGCCGGCCCTCCACGGTCCCGACCTCGGCATAGCCCATCAGCGTCATGAGCCGGTTGGCGGCCTTCTGGCGCTCGGCCTTCGCCGCCACCGCTGCCATTGAGGCGCGCAGGTAATCGGCGATCAGCTCCAAGGCCACGGTGGGCAGCTCTTTCTCTTCGACGGCTGGACGCGCGTAAGCTGCGCGCAGCGCCTGGGCCGTCTGGTCGGAGGCATCGACGTCGGGCGCCACCCCGCCGAGCACATGGCGCCGCCAGAAGCGCTCCTCGATCTCCATGAGCATGGCGATGGCGCCCTCATCGCGCTCCAGCTGGAACCACAGGAAGCTGTCTCCCCGCAGGAGCACTGCCACATAGGCCCGCGCGGCCCCGTCGACGGCCATCTGGTGCTGGGCCTGGATGACGATGTACTCCGGCACGCCGTCCTTCCAACGTCCGTCGAGGCCGTTCGATGCCTTCGCCTCGACCACGCCGACACACTCGGGCCAGCTGGGGGTGACGCCCGGTCCGCCGCCCTCGACGTCTTGGTAGGCGTGGCCGTCGAGGGTCGCGCGCATCCAGTCGTGATCCTGGTGAACGACCATGGCCTGGCGGTCGAGTACCTCGAGGCCGCTGTCCTCCTCGAACCAATCCAGGATGACGGGCTCCAGCAGCCGGCCAGCCCGGCGACCGCGGTTCTCCGGGCCCTCCAGCGGGGTCAGGCCGCGCTTGTCGGCCCAGACCGTCCAGGGGTTACCGAAGGGCGACAGGCCTGCCACAGCAGCCGCATCGCTGCCGCCGATACCTCCACGCCGCCATTCCAGCCAGTCATGGCGGCCCATGCGCTCGGCGATCACAGCCCGACCTCCACGAGCTCGGTCAAGTTGTACGACCGGACCCCGGCCTGCTCGGCACTGGCGTACTGCATCGACCAGTTGCGCCCGAAGCGCTCTTCCATTGCCGCGCGGGCGTCCTGGGCGCTCTCGGCCTGGATGCGCACGTACTTGTTCGCCAGCGGCGTCCCGTCGGGCAGCGTCTGACCGAAGCCGAAAGTGAAGATCCATTCCCCCTCTCGTGGCCGCCTCACTGGCCGGCCACGAGACGGGTTGCCGTGACGGCGCTGCCCAGCCGGGCGCGGGCCAGACGCAGCAGCTTTTCCGCCTCGCTCTCGCTGGCGCCCGCTTCCATGGCCATCTCGCAGTAGCGGATGGCCGCTGTCACCTCGCGCTCGAAGATCTCGCGCTGCACGGCTACTCGTCCTTCTCGTCGAGGTCCAGCTTCTGCTGCTCGCCGCTCGACTGCAGCAGCGTCAGGACGACCTTGCGCTCACCGCGCTCGTAGTCCTCGGCCAGCGTTGACTTCGCCAGCCGCCAGTCCTCGGCCTCGGCGACCTCGCGGACGGCTTCGATCAGTTCCGGATGGCTCGTCATGGTCTCTCCTCTTCGCGCCAGCCCAGAGCCCAGGCGCGGGTGAACGCTTCGGACCAGCTACCTCGGCCCCGCCAGTAGGCACGGTGGATCGCAGCCGCCAGGCAGCTCACCTCTCGTGGCGATGCCACAAGGCGATGTGCGCCTCGATCTTGTCCCGGGGCAAGATCCGGCCGCAGTAGGGACAGCGAACCTGAGCCTTGCCGCCCCCGGTCATAGCGTCGCCTCGTAGGCAACCTTGAACTGCTCGGCCGTCGTGAACTCGCCACTCAACTCGAAGTCACCACCTCCCGGCGGCCAGTACATGAGCGCGTAGGTGGTCCGCTCGGGCGAGGTGCGGGTGAGGCGCTGGACCGTCTTGACGCCGATCAGCCGCTTGCCGTCGAGGATGTCGGAGATCCACACCCAGCCGCCCTGGACGAGGTCCAGGTGCATCCGCGGTCGCACGCGGTAGTCGCGTTCGCCGCTCACAGCAGCTCCAGCTGGATCGTCCAGCGCGGCGTGGACTGGACGGCGTAGCGCTTCTGGCCGGTGAGCAGGACGACCTGCGCGTCATCGAGGTAGGCCACGCCGCTCAGCGCGTCGAGCGCCGTTTTCAGGTAGTTGTCCAGGTCTGGCCGGCGAATCGGAAGGGCCGTGGCCCGATCACGCTTGGGGACCGCGGCCGGCTGCCGCAGGTAGACCGTGACGTACAGCCCGACCGGGCCGGCCGCCGGCGTG